ATGAAGAAAACCAGCTTTATTCACACTCAGCTCACCACGAAAGAAGTGGACGAACTCGAGGCCCGCTATCGCGCCAATGACGTGCGGACTGTGCGCAGCCTTGATTTCGATCTCACCCACTGGACGCTCACCGCCTATCTGCCTGAGGCAAACAGAGCCCCACGGCAGGATAAAACCTTCCAGCAAAAGCTCTGGAGGGAAGCGTGAAGACCTACAACATCACCCCGATGGGCAAGCCCAGGATGACGCGCGCTGATAAGTGGAAAAAGCGGCCGGAGGTTCTCCGGTACCGCGCATTCTGCGATCACGTTCGGCTGCTGGGCGTCGAGCTACCGGAAGCAGGCTCACACATTACGTTTATCCTTCCGATGCCCCCGAGCTGGAGCAAGAAGAAGCGCCAGGAGATGGCGGGGAAACCCCACCAACAGAAGCCTGACAAAGATAATCTGGAGAAAGCCTTGATGGACGCCATCTATGCGGATGACGCCCATGTCTGGGATTCACGCGTGACGAAGCGCTGGGGAGAAGTAGGGCAGATTATCATCGGGGAGATCGCCTGATGCGCGCCTTGCTGAAACCGGTTATCGCCCGGGAGTTGGGCGTTGTGCTGTTGAAGCCCGGCAGCGAGCTGATGCCCATCTTCATTTCAGGACGCGTGCTGGTGGAAAGCCAGCCAGACAGCATGACCAGCTTTGAGACCGGACGGGTGCCTGATTTGCGTCAGCCGCTGGCGGTTAACCCGGCTCTGCGGCCTTTCTTCCTCAACGGAAAAGTGATCACTGCTGCTGGTGGGCTGGCTGGCCTGGAATATTGGTTGCTGCGACACGGCGGCGGCACCTGCCAGTACCCGCATAGCGACTATCACTATCACGAACTGACCACCATGCGGCATGAGCCCGGTGCGATTCTCCTCTGCGGCCACTGCGACAACCAGCTGCGCGAGCAATTCACCGAACGCCTGGCGGAATTGGCGCGTCAGAACGTCATCGACTGGGTGCTGGACACTGCCCGGTCGGCGCTGGCGATCGATAAGACCCGCGAGATATCCCTGCCTGAGTTGTGCTGGTGGGCTGTTCGTGTCGGCGTCACTGATGCGCTGCCTGAATCCGTTGCCCGCGATGCATTGCGCCTGCCGGCGGAGAAACAAACGTACAGCGAGAGCGAGATCGTACCGTCGGTACCGGCCACCAGCATCATCGCTGAGAAAGCTCACGCGCTATCTGCAGCACCTGCAGGCGCACCACCAGCCATTAAGCCAGTCGTGGGCGTGCTGGTGGATCCTGAATCACCGCAGACCCTCATGAAACGGCCAAAGCGGGCCCGATGGGACAAACCCAAATATCTGGCATGGGTTAAGACGCAGCCCTGCGAGTGCTGCGGCAGGCCGTCAGATGATCCACACCATCTAATCGGCTGGGGTCAGGGAGGCATGGCAACGAAGGCGCACGACAGTCTCGTGATCCCCCTATGCCGCCAGCACCATACCGAACTACATAACGATCCGGTTAAATTCGAGCGCAAGCACGGTACTCAGCCGGAAATGATAATCAGAGTGCTGGACCGGGCCTTTGCGCTCGGCGTTCTGGCTTAAGGAGCAGTACAGGATGACACCACGTCAACGCCGCATTCATCTCGAAGGTCTGGGTAAAGCAGCTGCAGCGCCGAGAAAAAGTTACCTCGGCAAGTTCACGCCATTAACGAGCGTCCAGTCAGCCTGGATTAAATCCTTGCTGACGGTCTGGGGCGAATGCGTCGGCGGTAAAACCCGCGCGCAATACCGTCTGGAGAATTGCAGCCAGTTCTGGTCTGAGGTTAAGCAATCGGAGTGGTCGGACACTCAGCTGTCGCGAATCACCGAGGCGCTGGGGCAGGCGAGGGAAGAGGGGTTCCGTGGCGTGCAAGCGGCATTGCGTGCCCGGTCCATTCTGTGGCCGGTGACACTGTCTGAACTGATCGAAGAGAGCGAGCGCCGCGATGATGCTGACTTTATCGAACAGATCACGCTGGACACCTTCAATCTGGACGACCCGGTGTATCTGGTTGGCCTGCAGTTCTACACCACTCGCAAGAAGATATCCGACATCACCCGTGAATTGCAGCACGTGGCTCCCTGGCTAACTGACGGCGAAGCGCGTAAACGCGTGCGCTGGTGCCTTGAAATCTTCCAGGCAAAGGTCTTTTTGAGCGTACGCCGGCAGATGAAAACTGAGCAAAACTGAGAGGCCAATTAAAATATATTTCAATTTATATTGAAAACGGGCCAGAAAGATGAATAATTCATTCATGCTTGGCAGAGCTGCGCCACGATGGCAGCGACGAAAAGCCTTTATCAAACAAATTACGAAACCTCGCTCCGGCGGGGTTTTTTATTATTAATAAATAGTAAATAATATGTATCTTTTAAGATGCAAGCCACGTACAGTGCGCGGGTGGTGAATCCCCCTCAGCGGTGGGGCGGCTAGGCAAAACGAGTCGGGTTTGTAAACGCGATTCTGTGGTCTAGCACAGGGTCACCGGGAGGCACCCGGCACCACAACCTCAGTATCATCTATTTACAGGGCTGTCGATTGGCGGCCTTTTTGTTTTATATGATTCTGGTCTTCATAGTACCGCCGGTCTTTTTCGTTCATACTGAATAAATAAACAGATAAAGTTAGCTTTATTGCAGGAAAGCGATTAGGCTGCGTCTGTGGTGAATCCCCCTAAGCGGTGGGGCGACTAGACTGGGAGGTGAATGACGCGGTTCTGTGGTCTAGCATAGAGTCACCGGGAGGCACCCGGCATCACATCTTCAATATCATTTATTTCTAAGGCTGCCGATTGGCGGCCTTTTTGTTTTACATGACCCTGGCTAGCACAGCACCGTTGGTCTTTTTGTTCAGACTGAATAAATATACAGATATAAATAGCTTTATGGCAGGAAGAAGACTAGGCTGTGCCTGTGATGAATCCCCCTATGCGGCGGGGCGACCAGACATGGCAGGTGTATAGAGCGCGGTTCTGTGGTCTGGCGCAGGATCACCGGGAGGCACCCGGCATCACAAATTCAGTATTAATTATTTCTAAGGCCGACTTTGGACGGCCTTAGAAATAGTGCCATTTTTATTAGCAATGCTATATTTGAATTAGCATTCGATAATGCTCTCACGAAATAACTAGAGTGACCTGGGCAACTGCCCACTATGTATACAACGGCGTTTCTGACCAGCATTCACTGCTGGTCTTTTTTTACCGCCATTAGCTCAACCGGAGAAAGCACGGAGCTTCTACCTCTGTGGTTCGGGGTTCGAATCCTCGATGGCGGACCATTACATCGCTTCACTCATAATTAAGTATTTCTAACACCAGTCTGCAATCAGAATGGTTACTCTCTCTCCTCAGTGAGGGAGGATGAGGTATGAGAGAAGGTTTTTACTGGATACAGCACAATGGCAGAGTTCAGGTTGCCTACTATACCCATGGAGAAACGGAAGACCTTGAAACGGGTAAGACCGTAACCGGTATCTGGCACCTGACGCAGGGGGATCCCATTTGTGATAATGGTGAAGCAGAACTTCTGGAAGGTCCTCTTACACCATCATGAGATCGTTAGTCGTTTCGGAATTTGATGAAGGTAGTCGTTATTCGAATGCGTTCCCTGTAATTACAATTTAGGCGAATTTGGAATAACGCTCCTATTAACTGGCATCATCGCACTCCTGTAACCAGACTTAGTTTTCTGCTTACGACTGAAAGGAGCGAACTATGCCAGTTAACCATGCTGAATGCATCGAAGCCTGCTACAAATGCGCGGCTGCCTGTGATTATTGTGCTGCTTCATGTCTGAAAGAAGAACAAGTGGATATGATGCGTGAGTGCATAAGACTCGATATGCAGTGCGCGAATATTTGTCGGCTCGCAGCGCAATTTATGACCTTTGATAGTGAATTTGCCAGATCGCTATGCCGGGTCTGTGCAGAAGTCTGTCAGAAATGCGGTGAAGAATGTGGGAAGCACGAAGCAGAACATTGTCAGAAATGCTCTGAAGCTTGCCTTCGTTGCGCAGAAGCGTGCCGCTCGATGGCTTAATGGAACTTGCTTCCAGTTTTCTGTTTGAGCATCGACACTTTAGAATTCTGACAAATTTTTGCTATGGTTAAGAGTCAGGTGAATCCCCCTGAGCGGCGGGGCAATCCAGTTAACTGCTAAGTGCAGATATGCTTGCGGCTCGTATGACTGGTAACGAGTCACCGGGAGCCACCCGGCACCTGTCTTATTATCCATTTCTGAGTTAAATATCGTCTGCTCGTAAAGCAGGCTTTTTATATGCACTTCTTAACCAGTGCTATTATTTAATCGTGAGCCAAGCCAGAACCATTAACCGGACATCCTGACCGACCAGTAACGCTGCCCGACACAGCTGCTGTATGGATGATGGCGAGGTAAAATGCCTACCTACTTAGATTTCCAACTCAGTTAGGCCCGCTTAAAACGCGGGCCTTTTTTTATCTCAGGCTCCCGGAACCCCCATCAAGGTCCTGTCGTTAATTCATCCGGAGAGCCTGATCCCTTCCCACACAACACCCGCGAACCAGCGAGGTGAGAGATATGAAAATGCATAACGACCCTCACTCCTGGACGGAGTTAATCGATCTACTACATAGCTGGTGGCGTGGTGAAACACCCATAGGCGCTGTGCTGCTGTCAGTTGTGATGGCAGTGCTGAGAATTGCCTACGGCGGCGGTGGCTGGAAAAAGATGCTGCTGGAAGGCCTGATGTGCGGCGCCATGACGTTAACAGCTGTATCTGCACTGGATTACGTCAACCTTCCTCAATCCCTCTCTATTGCGATCGGCGGGGCGCTCGGTTTTGTCGGTGTAGAGCAGGTCCGTTCGGTGGCAAACCGGGTTATCAACGTCCGCTTCGGTGGTGACACCAAGTAAGGAACCCTATGAATCAGACACAATTTCAGAAGGCGGCTGGGCTAAGCGCCGAATTAGCTGCGCGCTGGTATATGCATATCGACGCGGCAATGAAAGAGTTCGGCATCACCGCAGTTAACGATCAGGCCATGTTCATCGCGCAGCTGGGCCACGAATCGGCAGGCTTTACCTCGCTGGTGGAGAACTTCAACTATTCGGTCGACGGCCTGAAGAAAACCTTCGGTAAGCGGCTGACGCCGTACCAGTGCGAGATGCTGGGCCGTGTTGACAATAAGCAGGTCGCCCACCAGCCGCAGATTGCCAACTTGGTATACGGTGGCCGCATGGGCAACATCGCCGAGGGCGACGGCTGGAAATATCGTGGCCGAGGTCTGTTGCAGATTACCGGGCGTGAGAACTACACCAAATGCGGTGCGGCCCTGAAACTGGATCTGGTAAGCACGCCGGAGCTGCTGGTGCAGGAACGACACGCTGCCCGGTCAGCTGCATGGTTCTTTGCGTTACACGGTTGCCTGCTGTATTCCGGCGACATCGTGCGAGTCACGCAGATCATCAACGGTGGCCAGAACGGACTGGCTGACCGCAAGGTGCGTTACAGCCGGGCACGGGCGGCGCTGTCATGAAGCTGCGTTACGTTCTGCTAGCGCTGGTGGTCGCCATCTCGGTCACCGGGTCGATCGCCTGGCGTTCTGGCTGGAGTGCGCACGCTGACCATATCAACGCGCAGGCGGCGAAGAAGAAAGAGAACGCCGAGAAGGCCATCCAGCCGGTTGAAGTGAAAGCCGCTGCGGCGACCGCCGAGGGCAAAGTGATTTACCGAACCATTACCCGCGACGTGGTGAAATATGTTCAGTCTTCGGATCGTACTGTGTGCCAGTTTGACGATGCTGCTGTGCAGCTGCGCCAGCGTGCCATCGACGCTGCCAATTCCATCAGCGGATTTGATGCAGGAGCCGTGCAGGGGAAGTAACGCTGGCACCAATAGCGATGATGATCTGCAGGCTGATATCGAAACTGCGCAATGCCTGCGCCAGCTGCGCTTGGATAAGTACCGCTGGCAGGCCTGGTATAACGCCGTGAAATGAATACAGATCTCGCACAAGCAGGTCATCTATTAGCAGCAAAAAACTACAAGGTGTGATTATTATGAAGAAAGAAGAACAAGGGTTTATCTCAATCTCCGGTTCGGTTGCTGACAGCAAGACCTTCTTCGTTGAAAACGAGATCCCACAGGAGGGTGATGTGCTTGAGTTGGTGGTCGTTAAAAGCAGCGTTGTCGATGACTCATGTGCGCTTATGTTTAAATTACGTTCAGTTAAAAAATGATGCACGCTAGTTGATTCGTTAAATATTTAGCGTATGAATTGATGTATCTCACTGATTCTGCTGACGGATGAATTCATTATGAATTTTCACTCACCGGAATCGGAGCAAATCGATGCATCAACAGATAGCAAACGCAACATTTCAGGTAATCGCAGGTAATTCTTGCGGCAGTGGTTTCAGCTTTATAAAGGAAGATATAGCTGTCACCAATTTTCATGTTGTTGCTCCCTGCATTGACTTGGTGCAGAAGAAGCAAGTCCACGCAATTTTTCTCCGAACTGAAGCTAATGAGCAAATTGCCGCTCACATTATTCATGTGAACGTTGATAATGATTTTGCAATTATGAAATTACTTTCCCCTCTTCCTGTGGGGAGGGCAATTCTTCAGCCTGCTGATAGCTTCATGTCAGAAAGAGGTAAAAGAGTAATATTTGCCGGATATCCGCATGGTTTTCCTGAGCTACTCACGAGTGAAGCTATAATTTCAGCCCCTATGGATGCAGGTTGCTTTGCGCTTGATGGAATGATTAACAAAGGAAACTCTGGCGGACCAATTGTAGAAGTTGAGGAAGGCAAGGTTGTTGGTATTGTCACGAGAAGGCGATATCCACTCGGAGATGCCGCGGGTGTTATCGCTGATAATGCTAGAGCTTTGGTGGAAACTTTCAGCAGAACGAATATGGTAATGAGTATAGGTGCAATTGATTTCGCAAAAATAAATCAAATGTATGCTGAATCATTAAATGTGATTGTGGATGCACTGAGCCTCAACGCTAATTCCGGAATTGGTATAGGATTCCCGATATCGCCTGTAACGGAGGTGGTTGAAAAAGCAATAAGCTCTGCAAGTTGATGTCTATCTGATTTCTAATTCAACAGGCCACTTGTATTAGCTGGTGGCTTTTCTTTTGAGGCTGTTATGCCGCCACACGCACCAAATTCCTGGCGCGTTCGCTGCCTGCCGCTCGACAACCACAGACCCCTCAGGCAACTACGCTGATCACAAAGGCTTTACCGCAGGTCATGTAGTCTTCGCGCTTAAGGTGACTCGATGGTAGGATTATCCTCTTTTAAATAAGGGATATATCAGTGAAAAAGACAATTCTGGGTGTCATTGCTTTGGGTCTAGTCGGTTGCGCGACGGTGGGGAAAGACTTTTCTGAAGCAGATGTCGCCTCAATTCAAAAAGGGGTCACGACTGAGCAAACTGTTTTGCAGAAGTTCGGGAAGCCAGCTTCAGTAACTACCGATTCCGAGGGCAATAAGATTTATGGTTGGACCTACGCACATGCAACAGCGTTCAGTGTGGGGCAGGGCAAATCGTTGGTAGTTAAAGTAAATAAGGACGGCGTGGTTGATTCATACATCGTGAGCACCTCAAGACCGTAAAATGCTGTATGCAGCCTTGCTCCCGCGAGGCTGTTAATTGACATCATCATGTGAAGGCACATGCTCATGTCAATTATCCCCTAAGCGCACCCTGCGCATCCATCGTAATACGCATTCATTTAACCTGCTTAGCAGGCATAACCAGAGGCCCAATATGGCTAAAAATTACTACCAGGACGGCAATACCATGGACTGGCACAACGGGACAGCAAAGGCTGTATTGTCGGGTCAGCCGGTCATTGTCGGCGCGATTATCGGCATAGCCCAGCATGATGTTGCGGTGGACACTGACGGTGAGTTGATGATGACCGGTGTGTTCGTGTTGCCGAAGGTTGCGGGTGAGACGTGGCAGCGTGGCGCTCGCCTCTGGCTGACAAAGGATGGCAAGCTGACCAGCAGCGAGAAAGACGGAACGGATGACAACGCCGTGGCAGGCACCGCGTGGATCACCACCAATACAAACGACCCTGAGGGGCGCGTCCGCCTTGGCTTCTGACACGGAAAGGGCAGAAGTGGACGTTTAGACGGCCAAATGATGCCATTTTGGTGTCAAATGATAATCATTATTGTTTGGGTCCTCCCGGAGGGGTGGCCTGCCACGAGGCGGCGGGCACGCGGAAAACGGCTAGTTTTCGTGATCCAGGGTCATCATCATCATGTGCATAACTGTATGATTTTTATCAATGCCATTTTGCAATGATGTCGAATCGTTCAAAAAGTGTTCATCATCATGGACCAGGAGCTCTCCACCCTGAAGCTGAACATCAATCAGCTGGCAGGGATCACCGGCGTTCATCGCCAGACCGTTGCCGCCAGGCTTAAGCAAGTCGAGCCTGCACTGGGCAGCAACAACAAACTCAAACTCTATCTCATCACCGATGTGCTGACCGAGCTGATGGCGCCCGTCGTCGCGTCCAGCGCCGAAGATATGACGCCCTCGGACAGGCTCGCCCACTGGAAAGCGGAAAACGAGCGGCTCAAATTCGAGCAGGATACCGGTCAGTTAATCCCGGCTGATGAGGTGGCCCGTGAATTTTCTGTCATGGCAAAAGCTGTGGTGCAGGTGCTGGAAACGCTGCCGGATATTCTGGAGCGTGACTGCGCGCTTAACCCCGCAGCTGTCAGCCGAGTGCAGAGTGTGATTGACGATCTTCGCGACCAGATTGCGCAGCGCGTGCTGGACGCAGAACCGGAGGAGGATGAGCCAGAGGAGGACTGATGGCGAAGCGGGCATCTGCCCGGGGGATCCGAAAGGATGTCCCTGGAATACTTCGTGCCCCACGCCGCATGCTGGTGGCCGATGCAGTCAGTAAATTTATGCGCGTGCCAATGGGTGCCGGTAACTCCGTTCCCTGGGATCCGAACCTGGCTCCGTATGTACTCGAGCCAATGAACTGCCTGGCGTCGCGCGAGTATGACGCAGTGGTGTTTGTCGGCCCGGCGCGAACCGGGAAGACGATTGGCCTGATTGACGGGTGGGTAGTTTATAACGTGGTCTGCGACCCGTCTGACATGCTGATCATTCAGATGACAGAGGAAAAGGCCCGCGAGCACTCGAAGAAACGACTGGATCGCACGTTCCGTTGCAGTCCGGAAGTGGCAACCCGCCTGAGTCCCCGCAGGAACGATAATAACGTTTACGACAGGACATTCAGGGCGGGTAACTATCTCAAGATAGGCTGGCCATCGGTCAATATCATGTCCTCGTCGGATTACAAGTGCGTCGCCCTGACCGATTATGACCGCTTCCCGGAGGATATCGACGGGGAAGGTGATGCATTTTCCCTGGCCTCCAAGCGTACCACCACGTTTATGTCGTCCGGCATGACGCTGGTGGAGAGTTCCCCAGGCCGGGACATCCGCGATACGAAGTGGCGCCGGAGCTCGGCGCATGAAGCCCCGCCAACAACCGGCATTCTGTCACTGTACAACCGCGGCGACCGCCGGCGCTGGTACTGGCCATGTCCGCATTGTGGTGAGTTTTTCCAGCCTGAGATGACGGCGATGACCGGTTACCGGGAAATCAGCGATCCGGTAAAGGCCAGCGAAGCGGCCTGCATCCATTGCCCTTCCTGCTCCGGGGTGATCACCGCCGACCAGAAACGCGCCCTGAATATGAAAGGTGTCTGGCTGCGTGAGGATCAGCAGATCGACAGCAGCGGAACAATAACGGGCACCGGGCGGCGGTCGCGTATCGCATCGTTCTGGATGGAAGGCCCGGCAGCTGCATATCAGACCTGGGCCCAACTGGTTTACAAACTGCTGACCGCTGAACAGGAGTACGAGGCGACCGGCAGCGAAGAAACGCTGAAGACGGTCATTAACACCGACTGGGGACTCCCGTATCTCCCGCGCTCAAGTATTGAGCAACGCAAAGGTGACGAACTGCTGCAGCGCGCCGAACCGGTTGAACGGCGGCGCGTGCCTGCTGGCGTCAACTTCCTGGTGGCGACCGTCGATGTTCAGGGCGGTAAAAACCGGCGATTTGTGGTGCAGGTTGTTGGCTACGGCGCCCACGGCGAGCGGTGGGTGGTTGACCGGTACAACATCATGCAGTCGATGCGCACCACGCCCGATGGTGAAAGCTACCACATCGATCCTGCCAGCTACCCGGAGGACTGGGATCTGCTGCGCACCGATGTGCTGGAGAAAACCTGGGCGCTTGATGGCGAACCGGGCAAGCGAATGAGTTTGCTGGCTATAGCCGTCGACTCCGGTGGTGAAGATGGCGTTACCGACAATGCCTATGAGTTCTGGCGGCGCTGTCGCCGTGACGGTCTGCAGCGCAAAGTCTGGCTTTTCAAGGGTGACAGCCAGACCCGGGCGAAGCTGATTACCAAAACCTACCCGGATAACACCGGGCGTTCTGCCCGGCGCGCGAAGGCGGCCGGTGATGTCCCTCTCTACCTTCTCCAGACCAACGCACTGAAAGACCGGATCAATAACGCGCTGTGGCGCGATGTGCCGGGGCCGAACTACGTGCATTTCCCTGACTGGCTGGGAGGGTGGTTTTACGACGAACTGACCTATGAGGAGCGATCAGCTGATGGGAAATGGACGAAGCCTGGTAAGGGGGCTAACGAAGCGTTTGACCTTATGGTTTACGCGCATGCCCTGGTCATTCTTCATGGTTACGAAAAAATTAAGTGGCCTGATGCGCCTGTGTGGGCGTGCCGGGAGAGTTATCTGGTGGTTGAGCCATCGCCAGACGCGCCTCCAGTGGCACCGCCGCCGGTTGCAAAACCGCCAGTATCAGAGCCAAAGGCTACGAAGCCAGCCCGTGAATCGGCATGGTCATCATCATCAGGAGGCTGGGTGTGAATCTCAATGATATTCAGGACATGGTCCGCCGTTATACCGAAGCGGAAATGGCGGTCCTGCAGGGCAAGTCCATCACGTTTAATGGTCAGCAGATGACCATGGAGAACCTGAGTGAGATCCGGAAGGGCCGCCAGGAGTGGGAGCGAAAAGAGGCTGCTGCCGTGGCTGCCGCAACGGGCAGGGGTGGCTCCTTTAAACTGGCGAGGTTCCCGCGATGAGCGCCCTGGATAATCTGATAGGCATGTTTTCCCCGGGCTGGAAAGCGGAGCGCCTGAAGTCGCGCCTGATGATCCAGGCATATGAGGCTGTCATTCCTACCCGGACGCACCGGGCAAAACGCGAAAACCGCTCCGCGAATCAGTTGACGCAATTCGGCGGGCGATCGCTGCGCGAACAAGCCCGGTGGCTCGACTGTAACCACGATTTGGTGATCGGCATCCTTGATAAACTCGAAGAGCGCATTGTGGGGGCAAAAGGCATCATCGTGGAGCCGCAGCCCCTGATGAGTAACGGGGGCATCGCTACTGACCTTGCTACACAGATCCGCGCCAAATGGGCGGAGTGGTCCGTTTCTCCCGATGTTACCGGGCAGTTCACCCGACCAGTGCTTGAGCGCCTGATGTGCCGGACCTGGTTACGTGACGGCGAGGTGTTCGCGCAGCTGGTCAGTGGCACCGGGAACGGTCTGTCGTCTGTGGCAGACATTCCTTTCTGGATTGAGGCGCTGGAACCGGATTTTGTGCCGATGGAGCGGACAGAGCCGGGTCAGAAGTTGTGCCAGGGCATTTACCTGAATGACTGGGGCCGCCCGACCCGATACATGGTCTACAAAAACCTGCCGGCGGAAGGCATGCGCCAGGGAGATACCAAGGATATTCAGGCGGAGAACATGCTTCACCTGAAGTTTATGCGCCGCCTGCATCAAATCAGAGGTAACTCACTGCTTGCCGGGGTGCTGATGCGTCTTTCGGCGCTGAAGGAGTACGAGGACGCTGAACTGACCGCTGCCCGCATTGCTGCGGCATTGGGCATGTTCATTAAAAAAGGTGATGGCCAGACTTATGAGGAAGGCAGCAGCGGTCAAAGGGAGCTAAACATCGAGCCCGGCATGCTGTTTGACGATCTCCGCCCGGATGAAGACATCGGCATGATCAAGTCAGACCGACCAAATCCCAACCTCGAAACTTTCCTTAACGGGCAGCTCCGTGCTGTGGCTGCCGGTTCGCGCGGTAGCTTCTCCAGTATTGCCCGCAACTATGACGGGACATACAGCGCGCAGCGCCAAGAGCTGGTGGAGTCAACCGAAGGCTATTTCATCCTTCAGGACGCATTCATCGCTGCGATCACACGACCTATGTACCGGGCCTGGCTCAGGATGGCGATTGCTTCAGGCGAGATCACGGTCCCGAAAAATGTCGATAAAGCCACGCTCTTTAGCGCCGTGTTCTCCGGGCCCGTTATGCCCTGGATTGACCCGGTCAAAGAGGCGAACGCCTGGAAAATTCTGCTGCGTGGTGGTGCTGCGACAGAGAGTGAGTGGGTGCGCGCCCGCGGCGCAAATCCTGATGATGTTAAGCGCCGCCGTAAGGCGGAGATTGATGAAAACCGTAAACAGGGGCTTGTGTTTGATACAGACCCGGCAAATGACAAAGGAGACACCAGTGTCCAGGAAACGAAACCGGGTAAAGAATCGCCCAAAGGCCCAGGCAAAAAATAGCTGGTTCCGTATGCAGGCCAGCTCGGAAAGCGAAGCTGAAATCTATATCTACGATGAGATCGGCTACTGGGGAGTGACGGCAAAGCAGTTTGTCGCAAACCTTAAGGCGCTGGGCGAAATCACCCACATTAAACTGCATATCAACTCCCCGGGTGGCGATGTCTTTGACGGTATCGCCATTTTTAATGCCCTGAAATTCCACGGCGCGGCGATCACCGTTTATATCGACGGTCTGGCTGCCTCAATGGCATCAGTCATCGCCATGGTAGGAAACCCGGTCATCATGCCGGAAAACACCATGATGATGATTCACAAGCCGTGGGGTTTTGCGGGTGGTGACGCTGATGACATGCGCGACTACGCCGACCTGCTCGACAAAGTGGAGTCGGTGTTGATCCCGGCATACGCGCAGAAGACGGGAAAAAGCACCGAAGAAATTGCGGCAATGCTGGAGGATGAGACCTGGCTCTCCGGCACTGAATGTCTGGAGCTGGGCTTCGCTGACCAGGTCACACCATCCTTGCAGGCAATGGCCTGCATCCATTCGAAACGTATTGAGGAATTTGAAAAGATGCCAAACAGCATTCGCAACATGGTCACCCCGCCGCGCAATACCGCTACGCGCGAAACACAGCAGCCAACTGCCACCCAGCCGGCTCCGGCGGCAGGTGCCAGCGAAACAGATATCCGTGCGCAGGTTATTGCGGAGCAAAAGGCACGCGCGAACGGTATTCAGGACCTCTTCGCCATGTTCGGCGGAAAGCATCAGGAGCTGCAGGCTAAATGTATTGCCGATCCAGAGTGCTCGGTCAGCCAGGCGAAAGATGTTCTTCTGGCAGAGCTCGGTAAAAATGCCACGCCGTCCAACACCACTACGCAGGGGCAGGCCCATGTGTATGCCGGGAACGGTAACTTTGTTGGCGACGGGATCCGCCAGGCGCTGATGGCGCGTGCCGGTTATGAAAATGTTGAGCGTGACAACGTCTATAACGGTATGACGCTGCGCGAATACGCCCGCATGTCCCTGACCGAGCGCGGCATCGGGGTCTCCAGTTACAACCCGATGCAGATGGTCGGTTTTGCGCTGACGCACAGCACCTCCGATTTTGGCAATATTCTGCTCGATGTCGCCAACAAAGCGCTGTTGCAGGGCTGGGATGAAGCGGCAGAGACCTTTGAACTCTGGACCAAAAAAGGCCAGCTGTCTGACTTCAAAACGGCGCATCGCGTCGGCATGGGCGGCTTCCCGTCCCTGCGTCAGGTGCGAGAGGGCGCGGAGTATAAGTACATCACCACGCAGGATAAGGGTGAAACCATCGCGCTGGCCACTTACGGTGAGATCTTCTCCATCACCCGCCAGGCCATTATCAACGATGACCTGAACCAGCTGACAGACGTTCCGATGAAGATGGGGCGCGCTGCAAAAGCGACAATCGGTGACCTGGTCTACGCCGTGCTGACCGGTAACGGGAAACTTTCAGATGGCAAGGCGCTCTTCCATGCTGACCATGCCAACCTTTCAGCTGGCGCCATCAGCATTGACAGCCTGGATAAGGCCCGCCAGAACATGCGCAAGCAGAAAGAGGGCGAGCGCGCCCTGAACATTCGCCCGGCCTACATGCTGGTTCCGGTGGGTCTGGAAACATTAGCCAGCCAGACCATTAAGTCAGCAAGCGTGAAAGGGGCTGATATCAATGCTGGCGTGGTGAACCCGCTGCAGAACTTTGCAGAAGTGATCGCAGAAGCGCGTCTGGATGACGCCGACCCGGCGGCCTGGTATCTGGCTGCCGCGCAGGGCACCGATACCATCGAAGTGGCGTACCTCAATGGCATTGATGCCCCGTACATCGACCAGCAGGAAGGTTTCACCACTGATGGTGTTGCGACGAAAGTCCGCATCGATGCTGGTGTGGCGCCGCTGGATTATCGCGGTCTGGCGAAATCATCCGGTAAGTAATCACCCCGACATTGAACCGGCCCGTAAGGGCTTTTTTTATATCTGCAACATGGCCCCGGCAGGGGCCATACGGAGAGCTCATGAAGAATTTCGTACAGGATGGTCACACTATCGATTTGACCAACTCGGGTTCGGCGGTGATCGCCAGTGGCACGCCGGTTGCCGTGGGTGATGTTCTGGCGATCGTTATCGCCGATATTGCCGTCGGCGAAACTGGTACGGGTCTCACCAGTGGCGTCGTTCAGTTGCCGAAGCTGGCGGCGGATGATATCGCCCAGGGCAAGACCGTGTACTTCAAAAGCGGGAAAGTGCAACTGGAGGCCACTGGCGCGACACCAGCCGGGAAAGCCTGGCAGGCTGCCGGTGCGAACGTCGCCGCCGTACTGGTTAAGCTGAATGGCTAACCCCTTCGACGCGATGGTGGCCCGTATGGACGCGGCCACCGTCAATCTGATGGCGGATAAGGTCACGATCAACGGTGTCAGTTTTGATGCTGTTGAAAGCCAGTTCGTCGCAGAAATGGGGCCGCTGGTGGGGGATGGCCTTTCACTGGTGGTGTTCTCCCTGGCAGTGTCGCCACGCAAAGGCGATGCCATTCACTGGAAAGGCCAGGACTACACCGTCACCCGCAAACAGCTGTTCAACGGTAAGCCACAGATCTGGATTGAGTAATGGAGGGTCTATGTCCATTAAAGGGCTCGAACAGGCCATCGCTAACCTGGAAAGCATAAGCAAAACCGCCGTGCCGCGGGCATCTTCTCAGGCTGTGAACCGTGTGGCCACCCGGGCCATCTCCCGCAGCACCCGGCAGGTCGCGAAGGATACCCGGGTGCAGCGGAAACTCGTCAATCAGCGTGCCCGCCTGAAAAAAGCCACAGTACGTAAACCGCAGGCCACCATTCGGGTAAACCGCGGCAACCTCCCGGCGATCAAACTGGGTGTAGCCAGCGTCCGGCTTTCCCGGCGAAAAGGTGACAAGGCTGGTGTTCGAAGTGTTCTGGTCATCGGGCGGTTTCGCTTCCCGGGCGGATTCATTCAGCAGCTCAAAAACGGGCGCTGGCATGTCCTGCGGAGAACCACCAAAAGCCGCTACCCGCTCGAGGTGGTGAGCATTCCTCTGGCAGCGCCACTGACTGAGGCCTTTAAGCAGGAAAGCACCCGCCTGACTGCCACCGACCTTCCAAAAGAACTCTCTGCGGCTTTACGCAATCAACTGAGGATAATTCTGACCAAATGAAACATCCCCTGATCCGCCAGGCGGTGCTGGATGCCCTGAAAGCGGGCATTACTGACCCTGTCACGTGGTCTGACGGCCGTCCCGCTGTACTTGAGTCCGAAGATCTCCCGACTGTCGCCGTCTATATCACTGACGCGCAGTCCACGGAGGAATCCATCGACGAAGATATCTGGCGCGCCACGCTTCACATTGAGGTGTTTCTGAAAGCGAGCGAAACGGATACCGCGCTCGATACCTGGATGGAAAGCAAAATCTATCCCCAGCTCAACGCACTCCCCGGCCTTACCCCCTTAATCGAAACCATGTCTGCTCAGGGCTATGACTATCAGCGCGATGACGAAATGGCGACGTGGGGATCGGCTGATCTCAAATACTCAATTTCATACGTAATGTGAGGTAATCATGCCAACACCGAACCCGCTTGAGCCCGTGAAAGGGGCAGGCACAACGTTTTGGATTTACAACGGCTCAGGCGACCCTTATGCCAACCCGACCAGCGACACCGACTGGACCCGCACGGCCAAAATTAAAGACCTGACACCAGGTGAACTTACCGCCGAGTCCTATGACGATACCTACCTTGACGATCCGAATGCTGATTGGGCCAATACAGCGCAGGGGGAGAAGTCAGCCGGTGAAGCCAGTTTCACCCTGGCCTGGAAGCCGGGTGAATCAGGGCAGCAATCTCTGGTGGACTGGTTCTACAGCGGCGATGTGCGCGCTTACAAAATTAAATACCCGAACGGGACGATCGACGTCTTTAAGGGCTGGGTCAGCAGCCTCGGTAAAACCATCCCGGCGAAGGAGGTCATCACCCGTAGCGTGAAGATCAGCAACAACGGCAAGCCATCGCTGGCGGAGGAAACCCGCGCTGCTGTCGTGCCAGTGACCGGGGTGTCGCTTGATAAAGCAACCCTGACTGTTGCCGCCGGCGCGTCTGACACCGTTAACGTCACTGTCAATCCTGCTGGCGCTACAGACAAATCTTTCCGCGTTGCCTCCTCTGATCCGGCGAAAGCAACAGTTACCGCCAACGGCGATGTCCTGACTATCACCGGCGTAGCCACAGGATCTGCTGAAATTATTGTGATGTCCAACGATGGGCTGAAAGTCGCGATCTGCAAAGTCACCGTTTCCTGATCTGCGGGGCGCTGGCCCCGTCATTTTTCTGGAGTATTCCATGAGTTTTCTGAAATCTGAGCCTTTCACCTATAACAGCAGCACTATTCAGTTGTTTGAGTTATCAGGCCTGCAACGTATTGAGCATCTGCAGTACCTGGCGAAGGAAGATAAATCGTTACCGAAAGATGAAGGTGATGAGGATTATCTTACGTCCCGGGTAAGCAGCAATCTCCGTGTTGGCGCGCGTCTGATCGCCATGTCGCTCTGGCAGGGTGATACCTCAAAAGATATCGATTCACTGCATCATGAGGTGCTGTCCGGCTGGCCGCCGGGAATGATTGGTGCTGGCGAGCTCTTTGTAAAAACGCTGTCTGACATGATCCCGGTGCCGGAGCCCGTGCCGGAACCGGAACCGGCGAACGAGGTTAAAAACGCAGACGCAGTGGCGGAAGACGAGCCCATCTGTGCGGAAAAGCCCTAGCCGGTGAGCTGAGCTTTGTGATGAAGCTGGCGCGGGAGTTTCGGCGCCCGGACTGGCGCGTCATGCTTGCCGGCATGTCATCAAGTGAACTGGCGGAATGGGGGCGCTACTATCAAAAGCAATATTTTGAAGGCGATCTCCTGGATACCCACTTCTCCCGCCTCAGCCATCTTATTGTTTCAATGCTGTGTACAAAAACCGAATTAACGCCACGTGACTTCAGCCTGCTAAACCCACCAGAGCAGGAAGATTTGCCGATGGATGATGATGTAATGATGTCTGTGGCGGAAAGCCTGGGAGGAGTGCGCTATGGCCCAGTCAGTGGGTGATCTGGTCGTTAATCTTGACGTTGATTCGGCTAAATTTAAAGAGCAAATCGCCTATGTCAAAAAGGAACTCAAGCAGACAGGCGGCGCTGCAAACGATGAAGCACTGCTGATACAGCAGTCTTTTTCACGCCAGGAAAATGCTGCTCGTAAAGCGGGCATATCGCTTGGGCAGTATAACGCTGCAATGCGCATGCTTCCTGCGCAATTTACTGATATCGCCACCCAACTGGCAGGCGGGCAAAGTCCCTGGCTTATCCTTCTGCAGCAAGGTGGACAGGTTAAAGATTCCTTTGGCGGTATCATTCCAACGTTCCGTGCGCTCCTTGGAACAATCTCGCCGCTTATGCTCGGTGTTGGGGCGCTATCTGCTGGCACCGCGGCGCTGATGTATTCGTATTATCAGGGATCGAGCACGCTCTCTGAATTTAATAAAACGCTGACATTGACCGGTAATACTGCTGGTCTCACAGCTGTTCGCATGCAGACCATTGCAGCAGCCGGAGAGAAAGCGGGTCTTACATTTAACCAGACCAGTCAGGCGCTGACCGCGCTTGTTACTGCAGGCGTTCGCGCGGGTGCTAACTTCGAAGAGCTTGCGATCTCGGTTGCGAAATTCACCGATGCATCCGGTCTTCCGGTCGATAAGGTGGCTGAAGCCTTTGGTCGTATGGTTAACGATCCGGCATCAGGACTGCTGGCGATGGCGCAGCAGTTTCACAATGTCACCGCTGAGCAGGTTGAATACGTCGCGGCTCTGCAGCGCTCAGGAAACGAGGCTGGCGCACTCCAGGCGGCAAACGAGGCCGCGACCGCCGGATTCAACAAGCAGACTGCCAGCATTCGCGACAACATGGGCACGATCGAATCCGCCGCCGATTCCCTTAAAAATGCGTTTAAATCCATGTGGGATGCGGCGCTGGATATCGGCAGACCGGATACCTCTCAGGAAATGCTGAGTAAGGCAGAGGCGGCCTTTAAGCGGGCGGATGAAATCTGGAATTTGCGAAAGGGTGATCGCTATGTCAACGATGACGCGCGCGCCCGCTTCTGGAACGACCGGGAGACCGCCCGCCAGGCGCTGGATATGGCTCAGCAACAGGCCCGCAATTCTCAACTCGCCCAGGAAAGCGCCAGTCGTGAGGCAGGACTGGAAGCCGATCGCCTCAAGTACGCGCAACAGGCCCAGGCGAATTACAGTAAATCGCAGACGGCTCTGGAGAAGTACACCGATCGCCAGAACGAACTGAACAAGGCGCTGAAAGAGGGGCGGATCCTCCAGGCTGATTACAACATCAACCTGGCGGCTGCGAAAAAGGAATACGATGATTCGCTGAAGAAGCCGGCGAAAATCACGACGCCGGGCGGCGCAAAACTTACCGACAGTACCAGTGCCCAGACTCTGGAGTTGCAAACTCAACTGGAGGTATTGCGGCAGCACTCCGGAATCAATGACAAGATCAGTCAGCAGCGCCAGCAACTGTGGAAAGATCAGGCCAGATTTACGGTTCTCGAACAAGCTGCGAAAACGCGAACTCTGACTGATGATGAAAAATCTGTACTCGCCAGTAAAGATAAAGTCCTCGCGCAGGCAGAAATTAATGCAAAACTTGGCGATCAGATCGTCATACAGGAGCGTCTAAACCGCCTTCAGGACACATCGCAGAAATATGTGACCCAGATGGGTGAGAAAACCCGCGCGCTGGCCGATAGTGCTGGCATGAGCAGTCGACAGGCACAGCGTCGTCTTGAAGAAGCTCAGCTCCTGCAGGGCTGGAAAAATGCAGGGGGAAATGAGAGCGATAAAGGTTACCAGAATGAGTTGACCGCGCTCAGGAATTACTACGGTCAGCAGGATGCGATCAGGCAGAACTGGCAGGCTGGTGCCTTAACATCCATGGCGAATTTTGCCGATGAAGCCTCTAACTATAATCAGATAGCGGCAAATTCAGCATCGACGTTGCTGAACCAAACCACTAATTCTATGGCTGATGCTTTCACCGGAATTATCAACCAGACTCAATCCGTTGGGGATGCCTTCAGCAACATGTTTGCTGGCATGGGTGAGGCGGTAATTCAGACCCTAACGCAAATGGCGGCTCAGTGGTTGGTTTATCAGGCCGTTCAACTGATGGTAGGAAAAGGCACGCAGGCATCCGCTGCGGCAGCCATGACAAGCAATGCCACGGCCAGTGCATTAATGGCCCAATTAAACGCCTACGCTTCTACTGCGGCGATCCCTATTGTTGGACCCGCCCTCGCTCCCGGCGCGATGGCCGCGGCGGCGGCAGTAACATCGCCAATGGTTGCGGCAATATCAGCTGCCTCTCTGATGGGTATGGCTCACGATGGTCTTGATAAGGTTCCAGCGACGGGGACCTGGTTGCTTCAGCAAGGAGAGCGAGTCGTTAAATCCAATACCTCAGCAAAATTGGATGCGACTCTTACTGATATTCAAAAACAACGTGAAAATAACGCAATGCAGGGTCAATTCAATTATTCGCCAACCATTCAGGTTAATGGTGATCCTGATGCACGGACAATTGCAATGATGGAAGCGGCTGTGAAACGCGGGGCGACCCAGGGCTTTAATATGGTCGTAAATAGCTTGTCGAAAGGGCAGGGGAAAGTTCATGACGCGGTTAATGTTATGTACGCAAAAAGGAAGGCTCGATAATGGCTGATATTTTCTATCCCAAGGAATTACCAATCCCATTAAAAGATGGTTTTGGGCTTGAGCCAATAAGTCCTTTTCTTCGTACCAAATTAACCTCCGGCCGTTCCAGGCAACGCCGCATTTATAGCTCTGTTCCTACTCAAGCGAGCGTGAAATGGTCATTTAAGAAAGATAATGAAGCCCAGTTATTTGAGGCATGGTTTCGGGACGCTCTTACCGATGGTGTGGCTTGGTTTTATATGCGCCTTAAAACCCCTTTGGGGATTCAGCCTTATAAGTGTCGTTTTGTAGATATTTATCAGGGTCCAATTTTGGCGAGCGGTAAATTCTGGCAGTTTACCGCAACGCTGGAATTGTGGGAGCGACCAATACTGCCGCCTGGCTGGGGTTTATTTCCTGAGCTGGTGGCGGGGTCGGATATTATCGATCTGGCACTGAATAAGGAGTGGCCCGAAGCATGACCAGTGCAGTTCTCAACAGGCTTTACGCATCCGGCGGTGAAGAAGTCATTCTGGACACGCTGCAGATCACCGTTGGTGGCCAGAGTTACTGGCTAACCCGCGGCTGGGAAGACATTACAGTCACGCTTGAAACGGGTGACAAAGCGACGTTTACCGGCTCAGCCATCGACGTGGCGCTGCCGGCGCGCAATTCAGACGGCACGCAGGATCTAAAATTCGCCATCAGCAATATCGACGGCGTGGTTTCGACTGCAATCCGCAATGCTCTTGATAACCTTTCCAGCGCGTCTTTAACGTTTCGCCGGTACGTTTCAACTGACCTGTCCGCACCCGCCGCGCCGCCGTTCACCCTCGCCATAAAAGAAGGCTCCTGGACCGCAACTGAGGTGCAGATCACCGCTGGCTATATGAACATCCTTGATACCGCATGGCCACGCTATCGCTACACCCTGGCAGACTTCCCGGGCCTTCGTTACCTCCAGTAGGACATCTCCATGTTCAATCCTGATAAATACCGTTCTGTCGGGTGGCATAAGGGCGGGCGCGCTTATCCCGCGCTGGACTGCTTTGGCATCGTTAACGAAATACGGCGCGATCTGGGCCTGACCCCCTGGCCTGAATTCTCCGGAGTCACAAAAGACGACAACGGTCTCGACCGGAAGGCGCGCGGACTGATGGCCGACCTGCAGCGTTGCGATCCTTCCCCTGGCGCGGGCATTGCCTGTTATTCCGGCTCTGTGGTAACGCATGTCGCCATCGTCGTGGAGATTGACGGTGTGCTGCATGCCGCCGAGTGCAATCCCCGCACAAATGTAACCTTCCTGCCGCTGGCGCGGTTTGCGCGCCGCTTCATTCGCGTGGAGTATTACCAGTGACGATCCGCATCTATCCCTCCCGGTTGCCCGGAGAGCCTCTGGAAACCCACCATCATGAAACGATGATCCTCAGCGCCTGGTTTACGCAGAACGTGAAGGACTGGACGCCGGATCAGCAGCACCCGGTTGCGGTTGAAATCGACGGCGTTCCGGTACCGCCGGTAGAGTGGGCACTGTGCACCATTCACCCTGACAGTGATGTCCGGATGTACCCGGTACCATATGGTACCGGCGCGGAAATTGCGCTGTGGGTTGCCGTCAGCGTGGCCGTCGCGTCAGCGGCGTACTCTATTTACATGATGAGCACCATGCAGACCGGCGGCGCCAGCCAGCCTTCCAATGGTGATCAGCTGGAGCTGAACCCGGCAAAGGCCAACATGGCCAAACTTGGCGATCCCATCCGGGAGATTTTTGGCCGCTATAAGGTGTGGCCGGATTACGTCGTCCAGCCGGTTTCGCGCTTCGATTCCGCCGATCCCAAAAAATACGTGACCAGCATGTTTTTATGCGTGGGGGTTGGCGACATGGCGCTGCCGGCATCGGTGATCCGCATCGGCTCCACCCCAGCATCTGCGTTCGGCAGCGACGTAAGCGCCACCATCTACCCGCCGGGGGACAGCGTCGCGGCCGACAGTCGCTCCGAGAACTGGTTTAACAGCGGTGAGGTCGGGAATACCACCTCGGGTACCGCGGGCCTCGACCTCGGCTCAACCGGCCCGCAGACGGTCAGCATCATCTCTGATGCCATCCTGGTGAGCGGTAACACCCTCTCCCTGATTGCGGCCACGGCCAGCGACGGAGAAACGGAGATCCCGGCGGCCTGGGTTGTCGGTACCATAGTCACGGTTGTTGCGCCAGATTCCTACCGGGTTGCCAATACCGGCGGATACAGCGTGATTTATGGCAATGTCGCTGAGCTGCTGCCTGTCGTGGGCATGCCCGTTTCGGTGACATTCAATGAGTCAGGGTACGACCTTTTCGTTGCCAGTTACGCTCCCGGCGTTCCGGCTGTGCCGGGTGTGGGTGGCTCGACGGCCAGCGTAACCGCCAGCGCCGCGCCCACTACTTACGATTTCACGGCAACGCCGGTTACGTTCACGATCGGCTGGAAAGGCACCACCTATGCAGTGTCACTCATCACTAACTACGTAACCATGTCAGGGCTGCTTAACACCATCTCAAACCAGCTCACCGGCTCCGGTCTGATCGCGCGCGATACTGGTGGCCGGTTGCAAATTGCTGAGGAAAGCAGCCCGTTTGCCGGCGGCGCTATCAGCCATAGCGCACTCCCGGTCTCCGTATTCGGCAGCGCTCCGGTAGATGTTACCGGGGTGGCTTCGACGGGCGGTACCGCGGCGGTGGAGGCACATATCACGCTGGCGTATGACAGCGCCGCAGGCAAGCCGTTCACCGGTATCCCTGACGGCGTCCAGCGGATCGGCATCGGCTACGCTGACAGCCAGTTCCGCATTACTGATATCGATGATCAGACCATCACGGTTGAGCGGGTGGTCGTCACCCAGGACGCCAGTGGTAATGAGGTCGTCACTGTGGATGCGGCCTGGCCGGGGTTTAGCGAGCGTACGCTGCTCGATGCCCAGGTCACCGGCGTGAATGATGATTACGCCTGGCTCGGCCCGTTCCTGGCCTGCCCGGACGGAGAAACCACGACCGCCATCGAAAACAACTTCATCTTCCCCAATGGCCACATCCAGTACAAAAAGAACGGGGATCCTCAGTCGCATACCGTGCGGGTGCTGGTTCAGTACCGCAATGCTGCAACTGCGGGGGCCTGGTCGCAGGTCGTTTATAACTTCACCAATAAAACCGCTGACGGTCACGGTTATACCCGGCGCATCAGCGGTCTGGCGGCGGCACAGTATGAGGTCCGCGTGCGGCGCACGACAAAAATTGGCGGGTCGAGAACAGTCAATAATCTTTACTGGCAGGCGATGCGCTCGCGCCTGAGTAAGCGCCCGGGCAGCTATGCCGGCGTGACCACACTGGCGATGACGGTACGCACTGGTAACCGCCTGGCGGCCCAGTCCGATCGTCGCGTTAACGTCATCCCGACCCGGCTGTACCACGGACATGCTTCCCGCAGCATAAGCGGGGCGCTTTACCACGTCCTGGAATCCCTGGGTTTTCGCCCTGAGCAAATTGACCGCGCCGCGATTGATGTGCTCGAGCAAACCTGGTGGACGCCCCGCGGGGAAACGTTCGACTGGGCAACAGGCGACAGCAAGTCGGCGCTCGAAGTGCTCAAAATCATTACTGGGGCAGGGATGGGCTACTTTCTGCTGTCCGATGGCCTGGTTTCCGCCGGACGGGAAGGGGTGAAAAACTGGACCGGGATGATTACACCCCAGGAGACCACCGAAGAGCTGCAGACTGCGTTCAAGGCCCCGAGCCAGGACGATTATGACGGCGTGGACGTTACGTACATCAACGGCACGACCTGGGCAGAAGAAACCGTTCAGTGCCGTCAGCCCGGAAACTCCACGCCAGTGAAGGTGGAAGATTACAAGCTGGAGGGGGTTGTGGATCAGGACCGGGCGTACCGCATTGGCATGCGCCGTTTGCGCGGGTACCAACTGCAGCGCCTGCAGCACACAACTTCAACCGAGATGGATGCGCTTTGTTACCAGTTTATGGACCGCATTATCCTCACTGATGATATACCCGGCAACCAGACGCTGAGCTGCCTGATCACTGATATGAGCTGGGACAGCGCCGCAATCACGCTGACCCTCAGCGAGCCGCCAGACTGGAGCTTTCCAAATCCGCGCGTGGTGATCCGCCATCAGGACGGCAGGGCGTCAGCGTTGCTGGTGCCGACGCGCATCGATGATTACACCCTGAGTATTCCCTACAGTGCGGCGCTGGCCCCGGATGAATGGGATATGAACAGCCCGTACATTGAGCCGCTGCGTCTGATTTTCTGTTCGTCGTCCAGGGTGGGATATGACGCGCTGATTGGGGAAATTACTCCCGGCAGTGACGGAACCAGCAGTGTATCGGCCATTCAGTACCATCCCGGCAAGTACCAGTACGACGATGCCACTTATCCCGGCGACGTTGCCTAAACCTAAAAAATTATTAACCCGCTTCGGCGGGTTTTTTATGCCCGGAGCGAGCATGACTACCTACTTTACGAAAGAACCACTGGGGTCAACCAGCCCGTACGTTTTATTCGATAATGCCCAAAATTTTGATTACGCGCTCAATGACATCACCAGGGCTATATGGAAGGACAGATTTGGTCGGGGCAGGAAAACCATCTGGGGTATGGAGCAAGATTTTTTAGCTCAACTACTCAATCAGGAGCAGCGGTTTAATAATTTTATCCGGGGCTCCGGATACAAGGTTGTGGGCGAGTATACTTCTGGCCCGCTGACCGTTACTGACTATAACCAACTGATTCGCTATCAGAATGAATTCTGGAAACTAACCGCTGCAACTAATATTCCGTTCAAAACGACCGGGAATGATGCCACGTCATGGGCTGTCGATTCAGTGCATTTTGTCAGTGCTGGCGACGCTGCCTTGAGACAGCAGATAGCCGACCCTGACGGAGCCACAAAAACTCCAGAGCTGCAGATTGCGCGCTGGTGTGATGACGGCGATGTGCGCGGATGGGGAGCCGACAGCGGCGCGACAGATAACACAGCAGCATTCAGAGCCGCCAGGCAGAAACATAAAGCAATCAGGGTGCCAGATAAATTCAATATCGGTACTACTACTCCTGATTTCAATATGCTTGGGGCTGGAAGTGTAGTTTCTGACGGGATTATTGTGATTCTGGATGAGTTAACTTACGACCCCGCAAAAGAAAATGTTTTGTTCACCCCCGGGACATACCTGCGCGAGAAAACTGGCGAGTCATACCCAACCCGACAAAACCCGGATTTTGACGGCCATTGCTATCGTTTTGTGCTGTCTCAGGGTAGCAAGCTGAGTGATGAGGTAAAGCGTCTGGCCTGGATTACTGCCGTTGGTAATACTATCGGTTGCGATCCAGAAGAATGGCAGATGATAGATGTATTTGGCACCAACGCGATGATTTATGCTGGCCGAGTTTCCCGTAATACTGCGCTGGGTTCAGAGGTTATGGCGTGGTTTGGTGCACGCAGCCAGGCTGACCTGATAAAAAACCGCCATGACTACTGGCGTAAGCCTGACGGGAATAAATTTTTGCCTGGCGAGCCGGGATGGAATGCGGCAGATCTTGAGACACAATTCCCTGGAATTGGTCAAAGGCTTGCAGATTTTACCGGATACGTAACAGACCCAGAGCAGGCAGGTTATTGCACTGGCGTAGGTCGTGATGCGCTGAACCATATTGTGGCGGGTGTGAGAAATACCGGTGGTGGATATGGTGCCCTGCAGCACTTGTTTTTCGGTAACTTCAACACAGGTTTTGGTGCGCTGGCGTTGCAATCAATGGTATTCGGTGATGGCAACTCCGCATTAGGTGATGGCGCTGGTCGGTATGCCAATGACTGCGCCAATACCACTTTCCTCGGTTACGGTGCCGGGCGCGACGTTCGCGGAGCGCAGAGTTCCGTATTCATTGGCGACAGAACGGCGGATGGGGTTAAGGCTGCTACTCGCGCGGTGATAATTGGGCCAGAGGCGGGGCGCAATCACCCTACCAATCTTGATAATAAGTTGCTCATCGCTAACCAGCCTTACGGTGGTAACTTGCCGCTCATTTCCGGTGACTTTACCCCAAACAATCTTGGCGTGAATATCCTCCCTGAAAACATCAGGGCAAGATTACATGTTCGTTATGCGTCATCAGGTTCAACCCTGACGCCTCAAGTGGGAGCATTGATTGAGGGATCAACCACAGCAGCCCTGACTATTGAGACAGCCAACACCGGATTTGGACAAATCAGGTTTGCCGACCCCGACGGTATTTCACCAGGCTTTATTGAATATAGTCATAGCTCAAACTCTATGACTTTCGGCACTGACGGCACTGGACGGGTGAGAGTAGAGGCTACCGGCGCATTTGTCCCAATGGTAGACAACTCATACCTGTTAGGGCGTGCGGCATTCCGATGGGCTACGGTATATGCCGGAACCGGCTCAATTAATACCTCTGACGAAAGAGACAAGGACCGCCTCGAAATCCTTGCTGCTGAGAAGAAGGCGGCTCTGGAAATTAAAGCGGACATCTGGAAATTCAAATTCCACGACGCCATTGCTGAAAAAGGAATAGATGGCGCTCGCTATCATTTCGGTGTGGGTGCGCAGTCGGTGGCTGATATTCTGCGTAAGCATGATCTTGACCCTGAGATGTATGCCTTCTATTGCTATGACGAGTGGGAAGATGAATACAAGACTATCCCAGAGGAGAAGGTAGAGCATCCGGCAATCTTCAGCAGCCTTGTGGATGAAAAAGGGAATCAATTGATTTCAAAAGAAGCATGGGTGGAAGTGATTAAGCCGGAGGAAAAGATTCTTGTGAAAGCCGCAGGTAGTCGCTACGGCATTCGCTATGAAGAGCTTCTGTGTTTCATCATGGCGGCGATATAGTCAGTAATCGTCTGCTATGTCCTGCATTGCAGACAGGAATACCAGACCAGCAATGGCAACGGCAACGGCAAGGATGCCGCCTATCAACAGCGCAATCAGCATAAGCTCTCCTGATGTTGGTCTTCTGAGTAAAAAGTAGTCCATGGATATGACAGTTGTATTGCCCCTTGATCTGCGCGCCCTTTAAAACTGCTGTATATAAAAACAGTAAAAGGAGTGCAGATCATGCCACGCCGTCACGACATTCACGCCGCATTTCTGGCCGCAATAAAGCTAAACCCCAAGGGCTACCGGTGCTTACGCACAGAAGACTTTATCCGCGAGCTGGCAAAGGTTCACTGGCATTTCAGCCGGGCCGACGCCAACGAGTGGATAGAGCGCTATCAGCCAGATTTCACGGACAAGACAACTGACGGAACCGACAATCACTACTGGATCCTCCGCAACATGGGGAGGATTCACTGATGGGCTTCCCCTCACCGGCTGGCGATTATGTAGAACAGCGCTTTTCGCCTGCCAGCATGTGCATCACGAATACCAGTCGCATACTCGAAACGTCATCGGGCTATGCAGTTGTCGAACCGGTTACCCGTTTAGTGCAGGGGCAGGTGCTACTGATTTTATCCGGCGGCCGGACGCAATTTGCGAGGCTCAGGGGAAGGGCATTAATACTGATGATGGCGAGGCGATCGAGGGTGAGGCCGCGGAAGAGGTCGAGGTTATGGGCAGGGTGACGTACTTCATCAACAGCACAGACGCAGATGACATTCCGGTGTAAGAAGTGGTGTGTTTTTGGGGGCAAAATTGGGGGCAAAAATCATTTTGGGGCGTATTTTGGGGCGATGAATTGACCGACATTGCCCGATATTGTCTATTACCATTCTTTCGCAAATAACTGATTTAATGATAATTAAATGAATTTTCTGAAATTAAAAAATCAGTTTCGTAGTTTAACGCTGATTATGTTGCGGCGGGGATAAACATTTCGTAAACCGAAGGGGAGGAACCCTCTTTCCGGGCGGAAAGAGGGTTAAAAGCG